GATCCAACTTTTACGTTATCTTTATAAACAGAAAACTTTCTAATTCTTGGATCATAATAAAATCCTAAAGTCATGAAAGTGTCGTCAGCTGCGTCACCACAAGAGACAGTTGTTTCTGTGCTGTCTTTTTCAATTACTAATTCAATTGAAGTAGCACCATCAGCTTTTCTAAAAAAGATACCATCAGTTGTACCATCAATAACAGTAGTGTCAGTGATGACTAAACCAACTGCAAAGTCAGATTGTGTTGCATCATTAACTTTGAATCTAGTTTTAAAATACAAACCTTTTGTAGCTTCGTATTTAAAAGATTCAATTACGCCACCTGAACCGCCAGCCCATTGAAACTCATCAGAATCGTCATCTGCATCATCGTTTGTTACAACTAATAAACCGCCATCACCATCTCCTAAAGCTTCGGTTGCAGCACCTGAACCGCCTTCAGTTGTAGTAATAACCCAGTCACTAGCTGTATATTTGTCGAAGTCCTCATGATAAACGTGGTATTTAATTGGATCTGGTTGTTTTAATAATTCACCAGTTCCTCCTGTCACTACGTTTGTGACTCCTGAAGTAAAGTGTGTTGTCATAATATCAGCGCCTCCTTAACGCCAGTTATCTACGATAACCAATTTATTTAAGCAAATTATATATTAGATTTAAGTAGAGTGCAAGAGAGCCTATAGTGTGGATTAAGTTTTTCCAACGATGTAGCTTTTTATTAAGTAGCTACTGAAACTTCAGGTGCAGAACCTTCTATTTTATTTCGCAAATGCTCTTTTTGAGCCTCTGCCATTTTAATATGGCTAATTACTTCTCTGACTTTTCTGTCAATCTTAACCATATTGAGAGTATATCTACCCTCTTTAAGATGCTCCTGCTCCCATTCGAGATCCAGACCCCTTTTCTTCGTGTAAAGGTCGTTTAGATGTTGCATCGTTTTCTCCATCGATAACCTCCTCATAGGTTATTCTGTTTATCTTGGGATCGTTCATTTCTCCAAGATACTCCCAATGTATATCATTTTTTCCTAGTCTGTCAAGGATAGCATTTTCTAAAGATTGAGGACTATCTTCTGACATTACTTCAAATTTTCCGTGATGTTTATAAGCGTAGATATTTACTAGGAATTTTTTCATTGTCTCACCAATTTGTTTTATAAATGGGGCGGTTTTAAGACCGCCCCATAAATTAAGTATTACGCACCTTCTACACCGAAGATACCTCTAGGGTCTGATACTCCAAATGAGTATCTTTCTCTAGCTTTGTATCTTACGTTGCCAGTGTCGAAATCACCTTCCATTGCAGTTGTCAACGGAGCTCTTGTGAACATTTTCATACCATTTGGTACGTCTGTAATGATATAGAACGCATCTGTATCAGTTAGGTAGTTGTTCACTCTATAACCTTGAGGAACCATACCCATAGATACGATTGCATTTATATCGTTATCAGCTGTTCCAGTTCTACCTTGAGACTTCATAAGTCTCTCAGCTGTAAACTGAAGCTCTGAAGGGATAATCATTTTTATCCCTCTCGCTGCAATTCTAAGACCTCTTTCGTCGGTCATAGCTGCAATGTCAATCATTGACTGCTCTAATGACGTTTCGTTAAGATCTGCTTGAGTCGTTAGCGTGTTCTTGAAAGAACCTGCTACCGTTGTGTGCGAAGTGTTAAATAAGCTGACACCATCACCTGACTTAAATGTGTTAGTTGATGGTAAACCATTAATTAATGGCTCAACTGCTTTAACTTGTTTCGCATTACTCATAGATCTTGCTAAAGCTTTTGTATATCTAGCAGCAAGTCTATCGTAGAGATTATCTTCGATAGCTTCTTCTGTGATAGCAAATGCTAAAGCTACGGTCTCGTGAGTGTAACGAGCTGTGAAAGTTTCTTGTGCATCATCAAAAGATACTCCTGCACCTTCACCTTTCACTTGTGCGTTTCCAAAACCAGATAACATTACTTCTTCTTCAAAAGCTCTGTCACTGTTTTCGTTAGTATAAATCTCAGCGTGCTGATTTTCATACCTTTTATATTCCAGCCCAAATAGTGCATTTAGGCCTGGCTCTAGTTCTTTAACTAGTTGTGATCTTGATATTGCCATTGTCTAATTACTCCTATTATGATTGTAGCTCGATTAAATTAATACAAACAACAGCAGAAAAATTAGCTGCAGTAATATCCTCATTTTCAGGATCTTCTGCAGATCTAAGTAATCTAAATTGTTTGTCGTCCGCGCCAGTTGTGCTTGTGTCTAAAGTAGCTGATGACTTACCAGTGGTATCACTACCCGCTGATGTATTCATGTCATAAGTTTCTAAAAACTGTGCTTGTGTTCTAGCGTCGTCAGACGAGACTACATACTGCTGGAGAGGGTTGTCTAATACAAAGGCAGTTATGTCTTCACTGTTTGCAGGTGTAATAGTTGCTTTGTAAAAATTAGCAAATGTTGGCTTTAAAGTGTCAGCCGCATTGTAAAAGATACCATTTAAGACACCTAATACTGGAGCAGCAGAACCTTGTCCACCTACTACATAACCTGAAGCAGATTTCAACGCTTCGCCATTGTAAATAGTTGTGCTATGTCCGGCATCGATAAAGTATTTGCCTTGGTTCTGCACGCTTACGCCTGCAAGTGTACCAGCTGGAACTAAACCGAAACCTGATGTGTTTCTATTAGCCATAGTTGTTTTCTCCTATTTCAACAGTTGTTTATTTAATCCGATGATATTTAAAATTACTTTTTCGTACCACCGAAGGTTACACGAGACTGCCTCTCAACATTGATCGGCATCCTCTGGTCTTGCTCCTTCATTAGATCGTTTTGAACTGCTTCGTTTCTTTGTTCATGACGTGAAGCCATGTACTCTTGTCTCTGCTTCGCAATCTCTTCGGGTACCTTCGCAAGTAGAAGGCCACCTACCCCAATCACTCCCTTGTATTTACCTTCATCAAGTACAGGATAATCAGATGCATTCTCGACTTCTTCAGCACGAACTAATTCATAACCTTCTCTAATTCGTCCAGTTATGTTTTTTGTGTCTTGAAAGCCGACAGTCTCTGCTCTTATCCATCTGTACCTAAATCCATCAGGTGCAGGGGGTGCATCTAGAGAAGATGGTGGAACCCACACTTTTGGTCTTTCAGATTTAGACCGTGTTTGGTTCGCACGAGAAGTGTTTTTATCTTTTTCCATGTTACGCTCCTTCCGTGTTTTTTAGTTGTTTTGCGTACTCTTCGAGTGGCACTCCTAATTTTTTCGCTATTGCGACTTGTGAAGAAGTGAGTTTCACAGTTTTGCGACCAGGCTTTACGCTTCTTGTAGCTGAAGCCACTGTCTGAACAGGGGCGGTCGATTGCTTATCCTCATTTTTACCAAACTTATGCGGAAAGTCAACTCGTATTCTTTTGTCAACCTCTGCATAATACTCGTCTGAGCTAGGATCAAACCCTTCTTTTTCAGTAAGATCCTTATGTATCTCAAATGCAGTGTATGTCATTGCCCTATCAGTTCCAAACCAAGGGTTCTTAGAAGCCCATGCTTCGGCTCTAGGATCAGGGTTTATTGGATCATCTTTTCGAGGGACATTAACATCTCCACCTTGAGACAGATTTGTAGGTTTTTCCTCTTTTTTCTCCTCTTGGCTTTGTTTTATTTGTTCTAGTTTTGCATTCTCAAAAGCGAGTGTAGCAATTCTTTTATTAGCCTCAACTTGAGCCTTAGAGTCTCCAGAGTCTATTGCAGCCGCTAATTCTTTTTGTGCTGCCTCTAAACCTGTTTGAATACTAGTCTCAAATTTTTTAACATAATCAGAATCTGTTTTTTTAAATTTAGATTCTAATTGTTTTCTAGATTCCTCTACACCTTTGGCATAATCTAAAGCTGCTTGTTCTCTTCTTTCAGCTTCTCTCATCTTACGAGTTAGTTTCGCAATACGAGCTTGAACACCTTTACTGTATTCTTCTAGTTTACTATCGTCTTCTTTTGGTTCTTCTTTTACTGTTTCTTGTTCCGTGGCACTTGTTTCTTCTTTCGGTGCTTCGGTTTCTACAACCGACTCATCTTTCGTTTCTTCAATGTCTACCTCCGCATCAGGTCCTGATGTATCGATGGGTACCATTTTGTTATCGTCTTCTGGCATAGTTATCCTCCTATGTTAAAACTCATGCAAGATGTCCTCTGGACTATCAATTGTTGCTAACACTTCATCGTCGTTTAGCAGACGCATTTCCCCACCATCTATTTTGATTCGGCTACCTGCATAACGTGCAAACATAACCCAATCCTTCTCCTTGCACCATGGACCCTCAGGATATCTCTCCTTATCCTTATAACATTGAGGTCCCATGGCCATAACTAATCCTACTTGAGAAGCAACTTGTTGCCTTTCTAAAGTAGTTTCAGCTAATACTATTCCACCTTTAGTTGTCTCTTTCATTTTGAAAGGTAAAACTAAAAGTCTCCAACCTGTTGGTTTTGGTAATTTTGGTTCTTCTTTTTTTTCTGATTTTACACCAACCAAAGAATTATCGGGTAATTCAATTTTTGGTTTTGGTGTCAATATTGATGACTGTTCCTTTTCCATTTTGCTCCTTATCTTCTAGCAGGTTAGAGAGTTCCTGTAGCACTGCTTCTATAGCAGCTATTTGTCCTATTATATATCTATATTTTTCCATGCTGTCAATATTACCTGAAGTGACCGACAGTGCTAGAGCGTCTGACCTAGCTTTCATGAATTTAATTAGTTTTGTTACGACGGTTTCTAATTGCATCTTTGCCTTTCTTAAATATAGCAGCGACTTTTGATTTACCCATTACCTTGGCACGCTGTTCTCCAACAGTAAGGATTTGTATTTTTCTTGCAAAAGGTTTTGATATTTTTTTAACTTTTGCAACAGTCTTTCTAGCGTCTGTAGGTGTTGCAAATTTTATACGGACGGTGTCTCTAGGATTCTCGTCCGTATAAAGTCTACGTCCAGACCCTTTAGGTTTTTTACCCGTACCTTTTTTTGGATCCGCCACGTTTCATTTCCTTAATATGCTTCTCTATAACTTTACTTTGTTTCTTATGTAAAGCAGAGGCTTTCTTTAAAGCTTTTGCAACTTTTTTTATTTTCTTAACCATTACGCTTTCTTTTTCATTTTGGCTTTTTTCTTTTTAGCCATCACGTATTTTTTAAGTTGTGGAGGGATTTTTCCACCTTTTTTCATCATGGTATCTTTTCTCATCATACCACCACCCATTTTTGCTTTTCTCATATTAACATTTCCATCTTCTGCGAGCCTGTCTTAGTCTTGAGTTAGGATCTTTAGCAGCTTTAGGAAATTTTTTCATTTGTCCAAGTGATCTCGCACAGAATGATTTACGTCTTTTAGCAGCTTTAGATCCTGGTTTGACTTTGCCAGTGACCGCTGTTTTTAGTTTTGAGCCAGGATTTTCTCTTCTATATCGGGCGACCCCAGCCTTAGTCATCCCTGCTCCAGACTTTGTAGATCTGAAATACTTTTTAGTTTTTGGTGGTTGCTTATCTCTTGCTCTACCACCATCAGCTAATGCTTGTCTGCCATCAGGCACATTTCCATAATATTGTTTAGGTTCACCGAATCTTAAACCAAAATCATTTCTAGACATATGATGCTCTCCTTGCCATAAAACCACCACCCATAGCTTTTGCTCTTTTAGCAAATGTTTTAACATTAGTTGGTTTACCACCAACGCCTTGTGCAACTGCTCTTTTTCTTTTTACAGCTGAACGTCTTTGGCTTTCTGTCATAGATCTTGCTTTAGCTAACGGGACGCATTTTGGATACTTACGTTTTGCATCTGCTTTCTGTTTTGATCTTCCACATTTAGCAAAAGAACCATCTTTCTTTTTACTACCTATGTCTACCCATTTTTGAGCAAACCATTTATCAAGACCATTTTTTGCCATAGCATTATGCGTACTTAGTTACTTTTTTTCTGTCTTTTAAAATTCTTCCACAACCTCTAGCAACACCACCTCTAAGATAACCTTGTCTTTTTAATCTAGCAGTTGCTTCCATTAATCCACC